CTCTAACCGCCGCACATAGCAACCGTCTAAGAACCCCTTAACCGCTCTGTGTGCCTTTAAGAAATCTCTTGGCCCTAAGTCTGAAATAAACGACCATGCCTGTGAGCGGCCTTCCCATAAACTCATCACCCCGGCAGCCCCAACAGGCTTGCCGTCCAGCATAGCTGTGTAACTAGGATTACCCTCTAAGCCCTTAGCTTCCTCCTCAGAAACCCAGTCACTAAGGTACGCTTGCATATTCTGGAGTTTAATTGCGGCTAAGTGTTCAGCCTTGAATGGGACAACTTCAAACATTATCGGTCCTGCGTGTGTAATTGAGGCATAATTGCTTCAATGATAACAGGGAATGGTTGTGTTTGACGATAAAAGAAATGTGCGTCACTTGTAGGAATATTATCCCAATCAATTTCAAAATCACCCGTAAACAACGGAACAGCAGTATCCATAGCGTCTCCGCCTTCACGTAACACAATCTGATCTAAGTTGTCTGTGTCTGGGCCAATAAAACCGCCAAGAGTCTGTAAGAACCGCACAATAACACGTTGCCAACGAGATATCTTGCCTTGGGATGTGCCATCTCTAGCGCCAACATCATAACGCAGTGTTTGAAAATCTGAAGTGTATTTAAGACCTATACTTGCTTTAGATGTAGGTCTATCAAATGCTATAACACCTGACGCAACAATTTTATCTGCATGGGCAGAACCTTCAGCTAATATCTGAACTGTTTCGCCTTCTAAATGGTCAAGGCCGCTAACAGATATTGATCTTTCTCTAACCTTTCCATTTGTAACGTAGGTTGTAAAAGATGTGCTATCTATAGCTTTTCTAGCATCTCCCAATGTAGTAAATGTTCCAAAAGAAGATGTATCCACGCCTATTGTAAAAGTGTTAACATCAACTGTTGTAACAGTGTATCTGTTACCATTCAGTTGCGTCATACCACCTACGTTAAACAAAGCTACAACGTCCCCAGTGACTAAACCGTGTGCGGGGGCCGTAACAGAACCTGGACTAGCTTTTGTAACAGCAGTTATAGTAGTGGGCTGTTTAGTATTGCTGTAAAGCTCAAAAGTGTTTGTTGCCACCTCTGCTACAACAAAGGAAACCCTGTTAACCTCTGTCATGCCTTCTACGTCTGTTAATCTAACATCATCTCCATCTGAAATACCGTGACTTGCAGCCGTAACTACAGCAGGTTTAGCTTTTGTAATAGCCGAAATATTAGTAAAGGCATCCAATGTTAATCCGCTATCTACAAAAAACGCATCTTCTTGGTCATTAGTTTCTTCCCAATGAGGTTTAAGATATTCAATGTACCTAACCGTTGCGCCGTTAATGTGACGGTTAACAATCATATATAGTTCATCTGCCGTCCCTGCTGAATTAGGAATAACAGTAACGCTTTCCACCTTAGCTTGCGTAACCCCACTATCGCTCCTGCCTCCAACAATATGCCTAGACCAACCTACAACCTTTTGGTCACGATCATATGTAAGGCTAACTAATGTGCCGTCTACCAAAACGCACCACACAATACTTTGCGGCTCTGTTTGATATGCCATTTCTGTAACACCCGTGCGGGTAATGTGTTCTGCAACAAGAGTTAAATCAGGTGCGCGGAACCCGTCATCTTCAAAAACATAAGCTAGTTCTCTAAGTTTCCTTAATGCCCTCTGCACAAATAACACCGCCCGTCCTACTCTAACAGGCTGTATGTTTCCGCTGCCGTAAGCGGAAGACCTTTTACTCTGCACGTTAGCAGGGGTTGTAACACCGCCTGTGTCAGAAGGGCGTAGCACCCACTCACCGCCAACGGTCCCTATAAGTAAACCTTTCTCATCATCAGCTAACCAGCGGATAGCGTTAACGGTATCAGCAGATAGATTATTCGTAATGGCATTATCATCAACAACTGTAGCGTCAACTTCAGTTGGTGCAAAGTTTTCAAAGTCACCTGTGCGACTCATATCAACTCTTTGCGGTTCGCTTGTTGACCCTGCAAAGCATAACCTGTTTTGATGGAACGTAACCGACCCAGGATACCCTGTAGTCTCAGACCACGCCCCTAGCCTCCAATCGGTAGTTGCAGTAGTTGCTGAAGCGTCGGGACCATCAATTATAGCCGTTACATGAGTAGTGTCAGTAAATGCCGTTATAGTAAAATATGTCCAATCACTTGCAGCGTCCTGCCATCTAATTAAACGTCCTACATCTGTAGATTTAAAACCGTCTCCGCCGTTTATACCAGTTACGGCTGAAGCAGTAACCGTTACAGACCCAGTTGTAGCAGATATGCCTAGTGTTGTTGTTTCTACGTTGGTTCTGAGATACGGGCCATCAGCAAAAGTGATGTTAGTAATTGTCCATGCTATATCAGATGTTCTTGATATTTTACGTGGTGGATACGATGGATGCGTAACGTACAGTATGTCTGCACTTTGAGCGAACTTTAGTTGAAACAAATCTGCCGTAGTATAAGTTGTAACTAACTCTATTACTTGCGCTGAAGTTCCAGCAGATGAATATGTTGTAAATCCTGTGCTATTTATAGCAGCGTCATTAATATCCGTTAGCTGATAAGTATTAGTAGTCTTTCCTGCAACTTTAAAAAACTTGTCATTCAATTCGGTCATACCAACAATATCTTTAATAAATATTTCGGCTCCGTTTGAATAACCGTGACTTGAGTCTGTAACCACAACAGGATTAGCTTTAGTTGCTCCAGAGATGGCAGACGTAGCAGAAAGGATAACCCCATTGTCTTTATAAAAACGACAATACAAATTGCCAAATTCAAGAATGTAAGCCTGGGTAATTGAAAATTCAAAACGAACTATTCTGGTAATAGCAGAGCTATCTTTAACTTCTTTCATAAACACTGATCCAGGCCGACGCTCTACTGGACCTTGAACAAGTGGAATAAAGTTAAGACAGGTTTGTAGACCTGTCTTGTACCTATCAATCTCTGGCCTTCCATACAATAAAGACGATATTTCACCGCCGTTAAAGTTGTTCTGTATTGCTGATACTTTTGCCACTAAAGCCTCGCGTTTAACCAAGGATCAGTTGGAGAGTTCTGAGGCGACCTTTCAAAAGCGTTAACGCTCTTAGCGTCTCTTTGTGCCTTTATATATGCTTGCCGTGCAGCCTCAATCTTACTGTTAGATTGAGTAACCTGTTCTGCAATATCCATTGCAATACGAGAAGCTAACAGTTCTACAAACAAAGCATCAAAAAGATTCTCATCTGTTATGGTTTTAATGTAGACCAAATTTATTGGAGATGTTTGATTGGTATGTATAAACCTACCAAAGATTTGAAAGTCATCTTGAGTATCAGTATTGTTAGTACCGTTAGTAGGAAGTATCCGTAAATAATCTGAAGGCAGAAGGTATCGTTTTGCAGCCCCAAAAGGTGGATTAGTTGCATCTGCTGCTATCTGTACGCTTTCACGCGCAAAACCCCAAGGATGGGATCGTAACTCACTGTCTCTAGCTTGCTCATATACACGGTTGCAAGCTCTACCTGATGTTGTGTTTTCAGTCAGGCTTGAAATAGACTTAGCTCCAACCTTCTGTAACGCAAGATTGGAGATGCTTACAGCATCAGTCATCTACCTCTCCTAAAAGAAATAAGGGCGGCTGCTTAACCGCCCTTAGTTAATTAATCAACAACGTATTGCATTGTCAATTCAATCGTACCAGTAGCCGCTGCTCCAGCAGTAACCACTGTAATGGGCATACCATCCTTGTCGGCATCAACAACTGAATACCTACCAAGTGCCGTAGTAGCCGCACACACGACAGTAGCAACTGCAGTTGAGGCAGCGGCGGCTTTAAACTCATCGACATCTAAAGCAACTGCTGTTCCAGCAGAGTTAACGTATGCTGCATGACCTACGGAAGCCGTAGTAGAGCCACCCAAGGCATCATGTACAAGTTCAGCACTAAGGATTCTAGCACCGTTAGGCAGATTGAACATTTCAATCGGGCCAACAGCAAGAGAAGCCGCTTCTTTCAAACCATAAGCGATACGGACACGACCGCCAAACTCGTTTGGCTTAATCTTTTCCGATGGGCTGGTTTGGTCCCATTTGGTCTTTTGAACACTATAGGTTGTAGCCATTGTTCAATCCTCCTTACGCTTCAGAACAGGTGATTGCAACGACTTTCTCTTCTTCGACTCGCGTAGCACCAAAGGTTCCTTTGACGTACACTTGCGTAGAATGAGATTTGTCAGGACGGTCTGAAATGTTGACCGTAATGTCGTTCCAAATACCAAGGTGAAGGCCAGACTGCGCCCAACAAAATGCTGTTCGATCTGTACCACTAAGAGCCAATCGCTGACTATCAATAAAATTGAAGCCCATGAATGACCGAATACGACCATCAACAAGAACAGGCTTATTAGTAAAGTCGAGACTAATAGCTTGAGTTTGTCCTAGAAGATCATCGTGTTGTTGTGCGCCGATAGCACAGTAGAGAGCTTCATTGTCAACATCAACTTCAGCAGCAATTAACAATTGCATTGCTTCTCTAAGTTTAGCAATTGTTAGACCACCAGCGGTTGTGGCAGCAGTTTGACCACCAGGAAATGCTGTAGAAGTTGTCCCATCTTCACCTGTAAGGGACGTTCCCGTAGCGGCTGAGAT